CGTGCGGAATCGATCAAGCTGGCCACTTACGGCAAGCTGTTCTCGATCACCCGTCAGGCGATTATTAACGATGATCTGAACGCCTTTACGGATATTCCGCGCAAGATGGGGCGTGCGGCAGCCCGCACGGTCGGTGATCTGGTGTTTAGTATCCTCACCAGTAACCCCACCATGAGTGACGGGGTGGCACTGTTCCATGCGACGCATAACAATCTGGCAGGTAGTGGCACGGCAATCACGGCGGCTAGTGTTGGCGCTGGCCGCACCGCCATGCGCTTGCAGAAAGATGGCAAGGCAGTTCTTAATATCCGTCCTTCCTATCTGATTGTGCCAGCGGCGCAGGAAGATACAGCGCGGGTGCTGATGACGTCGGAAACCGATCCTTCCAAAACCAACAGCCGCGTGCCGAACCCGGTTCGCAGCGCGGCGGAAGTGATCGTGGATGCGCGTCTGGATGCCGCCTCCACCTTGTCGTGGTATCTGACCGCTGATCCCAATGTCTTCGATACGATTGAAGTGGGCTATCTCGACGGGATTGCCGCACCGTTCCTTGACCAGCAAGACGGCTGGACGATTGACGGGGTGGAATACAAGGTACGCATCGACGCGGCAGCAGCGCCGCTGGAGTTCCGCACCCTGTATAAAAATCCGGGCGCGTAATCTTAACCCTATCACCCAACACCCAGCGGCTTTTGGCCGCTTTTTTTATGTCTAACACTCAAGGAGTAAACTCATGGCTAAAAACTTCGTTCAGGAGGGCAAAGCCCTCAACTACACCGCCGGGGCGGATATTAACTCCGGCGATTTTGTGCTGATTGGCACGATTGGCGGCATTGCCAAAACTGCCATTGCCAACGGCAAAGTTGGTGCCGTGCATGTGACCGGCATTTTCAACGTGGCCAAAGCCACCGGTGCGATCACCCAAGGGGCAAAGCTCTATTGGGATAACACCAACAAAGTGCTGACCACCACGGCGAGCGGTAACACCATTGTGGGCGTGGCCGCCGCTGCCGCTGCATCGGGCGATGCAACGGTCGCAATCCTGCTCAATGTGGGGCTGTGATGGGTTTCATGGAGGACATGGAAACGCACCACCAGACTCTGCTTGAAACACTCGATGGGCGGGAAATCTTTTACGTTCCGCGTATTGGCATTTCCCGCCGCATCACCGGCATGTTTCAGGCCTATTCCGAACTGGTGGATGGGGATTCGGTGGATGTGGTGGCGAACAGCCCGATCCTCTCCATCCGCACGCGGGATATTCCCGAACTCACCACTGGTGATCGCTTCACTATCGACGGCAAGGAATTTGAGCTTGTCGTCATCCGCCCGGATAGTGAGGGCATCACCGAGCTGATGCTGGAGGCCACATGAGCCATGTTCGCACGCAAATCCGGCAGGCGGTGGTGACGCTGCTGCGTAACCAGACATCGGCAGGTAACCGCGTCTATGCCTCGCGGGTGCATCCGCTGGATGATCCCAAGCTCCCGGCCTTGCTGGTGTACACACCACAGGAATCCGTGGGCAATCCCACCATGCAGCGGCCACGCACGCAAGCCCGGCAGTTGCAGCTGGTAATCGAGGGATACCTGAAAGCCAGAGGCGAAATCGACGATGACGCCGATCAGCTTGCCGCCGAAGTGGAGCAGCGCATCGCCGCCGATCCCACGCTGGGTGGTTTGGTAAAGGATGCCATGCTCGATGTCACCACCACCCAGCTTTCCGGCGAAGGCGAAAAGCCGATTGCCGTTTTAAGCCTCACCTTCGCGGTGCTTTACACCGTGAAGGAAAACGCACCGCAAATCGCGGTTTAACCACACTCAAACCAAGGAGAATCTTATGGCTACCCACGCAGGGAGCGAGGGGAAGGTCTTTGTCGGATCGTCCCAAGTCGCGGAAGTAAAATCATGGTCGCTGGAGGTCAACGCCGATACGGTGGACGCCTCCATCATCGGCACGGAATGGCGCAAGAACCAAGCCACGATCAAAAGCTGGTCAGGCAGTTTTGAAGCGTTCTGGGATGAAACCGACACCACCGGGCAAGGCGCATTGACCGCTGGCGGCACGGTGACACTTAACCTCTACCCGGAGGGCAACACCACCGGCGATAAGTTCTGGTCGGGCAATGTGATCATCACCTCCATTTCCTACAGCGCTTCGTTCGATGGATTGGTTGAAGCCACGTTTAGCTTCACCGGCACGGGTGCGCTCACCGAATCAACCGTAGCATAAGGAGGCAATCATGCGAGTGATCGAACGTGTAAAGCAGCATTTTGAAACGCAGAACCGGCTGGTGGTGTCCGTGCCGGAATGGGGTGATGGTGAAGCGCCGCTGGAAATCCACTTCTTCCCCATGTCGATGGAAGAAGCCGCGATGATCCAGCGCGTTTCTGGCAAGAAGGCCACCTCGGTGGAGAATGCCGTTTATTCACTGATCGTGAAGGCACGCGACAAGGACGGCAACCGCATCTTCAGCCTGAATGAGCGCGAGGAAATGCTCAAATATGGCGATGTGCGGGTGATCCTCCGCATCAATGACGCGGTGGAAAAACACTTCTACCAATCCATTGAGGAAGCCAAGGGAAACTTAGGCGAGACCCCATCCGATACAACCAGTTAGCGCTGGCCTATCGGTTATCAAGGCCGCTCTCTGACATTGAGCAGATGAGTCCACGGGAGTTCTCGGAATGGCTGGCCTTTTTTCAACTGCAATCCGAACTGTTAAGGAACCAGAAACATGGCCGCCATCGGTAGTGCTGAATTCATTATCCGCGCCGTGAATAAAACCCAAGCTGCGTTCGCGCAGGTTGGGCAAGGCGTGGATAATATGGATCGCCGCATGAAGAAATTCAGCGGCGGGCTCAACCGGCTGGGCGGCCTGTTTGCTTCGGCGTTCGTGGGCAAACAGATCACCGACACGATCACCAAATTCGAGCGGCTGGAAGCCTCGCTTCGCACCGTCACAGGCTCGGCAGATAAAGCAAGCGTGGCCTTTGGTTTTATCGAGAAGTTTGCCGCTGAAACGCCATTTCAACTGGAAGAAGTGGTGGATGCCTTCATCAAGCTGAAGGCGCTGGGGCTTGCGCCGTCGGAGGAAGCGCTCACCTCCTACGGCAACACTGCCACGGCGATGGGCAAATCCTTAAACCAGATGATCGAAGCCGTGGCTGATGCCACCACCGGCGAATTCGAGCGCCTGAAAGAATTCGGGATTAAGTCCCGCGTGCAGGGCGAACAGGTAACATTCACTTTCCAAGGCGTCAGCACCACGGTGGGTAAAAACGCCAAAGAGATCGAAGGCTACCTACAAAGCATCGGCAATGTGCAGTTTGCCGGAGCGATGAAGGAACAGGCAGGCACACTGAACGTCGCACTATCCAATATGGGCGATGCATTCTCGAAGCTGGTAAAAGCGATTGGTGATGCAGGCCTGACGGATATTCTGATCTTCATCGCCGATAAGGTGAAGTGGCTGGCGCAGGTGATCACGGATTCCATCGAGCCGTTCAAGCTAGGGTTCAAGGCCTTCATTGCTGAGGTGATCAAGTTCGGGAATCTGTTCATCGCAGTATTTGAGGGCGTGGGTGATGCGTTCAATGCGTTTGGCGATGAGATCTCTGCGCGGTTTGAAGCGCTGGGTCAGGATTTGGCCAATTTCGTGAATGATCCGCTATCGGGCGTATCGTTCGAAAATACGCGAAAGGCGCTGGAAACCGGTCTGCTGGATGCGATGGGAACCGCTTTTGATAAAGCACTGGCCAAAGCGCAGGAGTTCAATACCTCGATTGATGCGGAGGTGCGTGCCGCCGCCGATAAGATCGTCGATGCACGCCAAGCCAAGAATCAGTCGCTCTCGTCACTGTTTGAGGAAACCAAGCAGCCGGAGAAAGTGGCCGAAACCACCAAGGCCGTGAAAGCTCTGAACAAGCAGCAGGAGGAAGCGCAGCGCATTTTTGAAGCTACGCGCACGCCGCTGGAGCGTTACAACAAGGAAATGGCGCAGCTGAACGCGCTACTGGAGAAAGGATACATCAATCAGGACACGTTCGGCCGTGCGGTGGAACAGGCAAACGAGCGGCTGGGCAAA